ATACTGGAGGTTCTGAAGCTACTGATGCGCTGGCTAACTTCAAAGCATCTTTAGCCCTCAACCTGCACCCTGTAACCGGACTCCTGCTTCGGGTTCAGGACAAGATAATGAGGATACGGTCATTCGTGGCTGATGGAGAACTTCGCGTGATGAACGAATCTGTAGAGGATGCGTGTGACGACATCGTGAACTACGCTATTCTTTGCAAAGCTTTGCTACGCGAAGAAGCAGAAACCAAATCAGATTAGAGATGGAAACAACTATCGCTGAAGAAGCTCGTTTAGAAGAGTGCTCCAAAGGATGTAGAGATCTAGCATCATGGCTTGTAGATAGAGCCGACATGATGGAGAAAGACATCACTGATGTTGAGATCACATTGGCTATCCTTGATCGCTATGTGGGACGGGTAAAAGCTAACGTAGATAAAGCTGGATGGGTGCCCATCCAGAAATGATTGTTGGCGTAGACAACGGTCTCGATGGGGGGCTGTGTGCGCTTTCTAATTTCGATGGCAGCGTCATCGACAAGATTGCTATGCCTTGCCAACAGCGCAGCAAGAAACGTGAGGTTGATATTCGCAAGGTTAATGAATGGTTGTCTGACCTAAACACTCCCTTTGTTCTTGCCATCGAAGAACCGCTCGCGCATGCGAAGAGTTCTCAAGCAGTCCGATCAATGGCTATCTCCTTCGGTAAGTTGTTGGGTATGGCTGAGTGCAAAGAGTATGAGGTTGCCCGAATCAGTGTGCAGAAGTGGCAAAAGAAGATGTTAGGGTTTATCCCCAAAGGGATGACCAAGATAGCAGCATTGAATACAGCCGAGCGTATGGCTCCCGCTGAGAACTGGTTAAAGAATAAAAGGTGTCGCACTCCCCATGACGGGATGATTGATGCGTTCTTGATCGCGCACTATTATCGCAACAGTCAGGAAAAAAACTGATTGTTCTTGTGGTCTGACGCTCTTGTGGTAAAGGCGTCCCGTGCCTAGATTTACCAGACCAGAACATGTAGAGCAGTTCTTTGAGCAGCACGCTGTGCCCGTTGCAGAGAAACCAAGCTTCTATTGGAAAGCTATTAAGCCAGCTTTCCAATTAGGTTTCAGGATAAGTGAGACCGAAAGCGGAGACGTTGTAGTATTTACGCCTCATCACCACAAAAAGGTGTATCGAGGCTTCAACCAGACCAAGTATCACATGGGGATGATTCTCCTTCATGCGATGTTAAGCAACCGGCTGCACTAATGAAGACACTCTACCCAAAGCAGCAAGAGGTTCACGACTTGTTCGTCGATAAACAGAGGCAAGGTAAATGCACCTGTGATACATCCCACACTGGAGTAGGTAAGACTATTGTCGGGTGCTATCTAGCTAAGACGTTAGGTAGGCCAGTAGCCGTGATTTGTCCTAAAGCTGTAGTTCCGAGTTGGCAGCGTGAGATGGCGGAGATGGATATATCTCCTATCTTCATTCTCAACTTTGAGAAACTTAGAACAGGCAAGACCCCCTACATGACAAAGGTGGGCAAGAAAATCATGCGGTGGCACCTGCCTGATGACACGCTTGTATTCATCGACGAGATTCATAAATGCAAAGGTCCCTACACACTTAACGCCCAGCTACTCATATCTCTCCGGCAGCATGGGTATTCGATCCATGGTATGTCAGCAACAGCAGCGGAAGACCCGACCGAGATGAGGGGTCTGGGATACATGTTAGGGCTGCACTCGCTCAACAAACCAGACAATGGATTGCGGAGTTGGTATTCGTGGATGCTGAAGTGGGGGTGTAAGAAAAACGATTGGGGTAAGTGGGAGTTGATTAGAAGGTCTTTACTACCTGCTCTCAGAGAGATTATGTATGGCGATAACGTAAGCCGTCTTACGATTGATGACTTCCCCGACTCATTTAAAAAGAACAGGGTGATTGTAGAGCCGTTAGACTTTAGCAACATATCTAAGATTCGTTCGGCCTATCGACAGGCTGGCGTCACACCAGAGATTGTGCAGCAGTATGTCGAGCACGGGACGGTAGAAGACTCTGAGCACATGCTTGTAAATATTTTACGGGCGCGGATGTTAGCTGAGTCATTCAAGATACCGGATCTTGTTGAGATCACAGAGGAGCTTGTCCACGAGGGGAAGAGCGTAGTGCTCTTTGTAAACTTCGCAGAAACAGTCCAGACCTTGTGCCAGAACCTTGGCTGCGACCGGATCGAGGGGGGACAAACCGAAGCGGTAAGGCAGCAGGCTATCGACAGGTTTCAAAACGATGAGAAACATGTGATCGTCGTCAACATTGCTGCGGGCGGAACAGGGATCAGTCTGCACGATGTGCGTGGGGAGAGACAGCGAGTCTCTATAATCTGCCCATCATTCTCTGCTAAGAATCACATGCAAACACTGGGCCGTATCCACCGCAACGGGGCAAAGAGCGATGCAATCCAGAAAATTCTGGTAGCTAACCGATCTATAGAAGAACATGTGATGAAGGCGATTAGCGCCAGACTAGCTAACCTGAATGACCTCCATGAACCAACCCGACCATAGCAGCAGAGGACACGCTGAGTTCTCTCCATCATCATTGAAATATGTCGCTGCCTGTCCTGCTTATCAGGGCAAAGACGGAACCAGTGCAGCGGCTGAGATGGGAACCCGCATCCACGAGGCTCTTGAAGTTCGTGACCCTTCCGCGCTACATAACGAAAAGGAGACAGAGATCTACGATCAGATCGTGGAGATGGAGGCAGACTTCATGGGCAACTTCTCGACTGTTAAGGAAGAGCACAACGAGATCCAAGTTGATGTTGAGCTGGACGGCACAAAGACATGGGGGACTTGTGACAGGTTCTTGGTATTAGACTCAGGGGATACTGCTGTGATGGCCGACTACAAGACAGGCATCAGCATCATTGATCCCCCTGAACACAACTGGCAGGCTAAGGCATATACCGTAGGTGCTTTCCAAAAATACAAAGACATCAACAAAATCGTCTTTGTCTTCTACGTTCCACAGCACCACGACAGTCTTCACCATACCTTTGAGAGAGACGACCTAGACGCGCTCATCGAAGATCTAAGTAATGTCATCACCAAAGGAGAACGTGTCCGACCGAAATGGGAGAAGGGTGGTCCTGATCTTTCAGATTGCAACCCAACCCAATACTGCCGGTTCTGTCGCCATGAAGACTCCTGCCCTGCGTTGGGTGGTCTGGTTATTGATGTAGCAAAGAAGCTAGACTCCACCCTACCTGATGTAGACCTTGAAAACATTGACGATCCCGCAAGGCTCACTGAGCTTTTTAACATCGCCAAGATTGTAGAAAACTGGGCTGCTCGTATTAAGGAACGCGCAAAGGAAGCAGCTATGGGTGGGATGGAGCTGGACGGCCTGAAACTTCGGTCGATGGGTAAGTCTCGCAAGATTACAGACAATGCAACGCTCACGCAGATTGCGGAAGAATTCGGAATGACCGAAGAATCTTTACTTGAGCATGCGAATTTTCCTTTAGCCAAAGTGGCTAAAGCTGTCGGGTCATCAGCTCCAAAAGGAGAAAAGAAAGAAACAGAGCGCAATTTTATTGACGCCTGTGAAAGTGCGGGCATTATCCGCACGTCTGACGAACGGTTCTCGATTGTCAGTCAGTAACAAGAAGCAAGAAGCAATAAACAGTGAGCAAGAAACAAGAAACAGATACCGCACTTGCGGAAAAACCAAAAGCTGAACTCACCACCGCTAACGCGAGTGGGATGACCATCAGCTCTTCTGACATCGACGTGCCTCGCGTCAATATCGTTCAGAAGACAAGCGAAATCGAGGCACCTCTGGGAAGCCTTGTTCTCGACAAGACACACGTCTTGGCTGAGGCCGAGGACACAGTTGCAGTCACCGTCCTCTCCGTCATTAAGGGTTGGCGCGAAGACATTGACTACGACAGCGATGAGATTCCTCAGATTGCATACTCGCAAGAAGAGGCTGATGCGATCAAAGCAACATCTGAGTATGACCTACTCGAGTTCGCGGAGATCACCATCCTGTTCAAGCAGCCAGAGGGTGGAGATGATGCGGCGTATCCGTTTCCTATTGGGGACGATAACTACGCTATCGGGCGGCTCAACGTCGCAAAGGACGCATACCGGCAGACGTTCAAACGTC